TTTTGAAAACCAACCTAGGAGGCTTTGACATTTCCTCTCACGTGGTAATTAATTCGGTCCGCGAATTGGTAATAAAACAAATAAAGCAAGTTATATAGGTGAACTCACGCATTATGGTGTGAACTCACAAATAGAAGCACAAACTCAAACAAACAAAGCATTTAATAAATAGCAAAACTTATACTAATAATTAACGACTATTGTAAGTATGATTCATGCATTATCTCTAGGTAATTGTGCAAGTATAGTAGCACAAGTAGCCTTAATAAAACGATCAAGGGAACCAATAGAATCCCCCGTAAAGGATTCACGCTTAGTAAATAAAGGAAAATCAATTTTAGAATTTTCTAAATCTGAAGGCGAAAAGAACGTAACATCAGCAACAACGACACCAGCTTTATGTGTAGCTGTAAAATCAATAATCCAACCCTTATCTAATAAATCGCGTTTAGCGATAGAGCCAGCTAACTTTAGCTGCATTTCTGTATCAGCGAGAATGGCTCCGTAAACCTTGTCCTTAGCAACCTTAAGTTGCGGATCAGTTTGTAAATAATATACGTCTCGAAAGACACACGCAGCAGTCCAAATCCCATCTTTTCTATCAACTTTAAACACTGGTTTCTCTAGTTCTCCTGATTGAATAATTTGGTGAAATACGGTAGTGTTAGACATTATAGGTGCTTCAAGCGATTAGCTGAACGCGGATAATAAATTGGTACACCAACGATATTAATTTTAATCCTGACCATTGCCATGCAAGTAGTCAATATGACCAAATGTAACATCATCAGCATGAATTTGGAAATCATCCGTAGGCTTAATGTCTATCCCATGAAGACCACTATAAAACAAATGATTGTCATTACGCGAAAGCACTACTGAGTTCAAATGTTTAAGAATTGTATATTTTGTGCCACTAGGATTAACTTTAGTGATGCGAAATGGGATGGACTTATTAAATCTAACCCTAATTACCTTAGGAAAGCCGGCATCGGCTAGCTTAAAGACAATATCTTTATCAGTATGTGTATGCATACGCAGCGCAACAGTTTCTGTAACCTTCTTATTGTTAGTAACAATGGTAGGCACAAAGAAATTGATAGTGGCAGAGAAAGTAGCCGTCATGGTAATGGAATCACCCGAATTCGGCTGTTCACGCACAACTGCGAGTACAGCACCAAAACTGGAAAACCTCTTAACACCAGAGTCCAAAGTAAACAAAGTATCATTACAATCCATACTAAGTGCTTTAGTATCACGAGGACGGAAAATCAGGGATCCAGATTGACGAACCAATTTCTCAAGATTTTTGACGAGCCCAGGTGCATCAGTTTTAGGTGCTAAATTGGTATTTTCAGGATCAGGAATATGCGCAACTTGTACAGCTCCAGAAGCTGTGCCCATTGGAGAAGTGGATTGCAGATCCAGTGTGACCCCAGAAAAGCTGTAACGCTCCCATAAAAGCGATGCGGCCTGAACATCACTGTTGATACTAGTATCGAGATTCAGACGAAAGATTTCAGTACCTGCAGCAGAGTCATGATCAAATTTAAAAGTAAAAGCCTGCCTAACAATAAGCCGGCCGGTTATTTCAGACGCGCCAAACGGCACGTTCTTCTGGTTAGTGATAAAATCACTACTGATCTCTACGTTTTGCGAGGCCAAATCCATGTTGTTAATTTGCTAAGGAAGAAATTAATTTGCCAAAATTTCTGTCACATGGCAAAGTTTAGGAACTGAGAATTTTGTGATAGTAATCTCGCGAGGTTTAGCATAAATGTTCCCAAGAATAGCAAGGTTATGTGGTGTATAAACTTTCAGTTTATCATCAGAAGGGACAAGTTGTGTGATCACGAACTCACAAGGGTGACCATCAACTACCGCAGTAAACCCGGCACCATCGGTAGGAGTAATCTGTCGATAGTGATCAAGGGGAGTAGGTAATGGCAATTCCATGTAAGGTTCCAAACTACGCTCATCTTGACGTAACAAGTATTCACCAGGCCACACGGCTGGGAAGGGAACAGAATGCGAAAAAGTCGCTTCCTTGGTCCTAATAGTAGGACAGTAATACTTGATGGTAGCAGTAGTAGTAATAGAAAATTTATAAGCACCCCCCTCACCACCTGGAAGTAAAGGAACAATAGAAAGTGAACCAGGAGAATTAAGTCTCTTAGTCTTGCCATCATAAGTAGTGAAGAATCTGTTCTTTGGGATAGGCAATTCAAAAGACAAGTTATAGCCAGCCTTAAAGATCTTCACAGTTTGTAAATGGGGCTCATGAGACAAAACAGGCAATTTCTTTTCAATTTTAGAAGGGTCATCGTCATAGTTATGGGTCATTCCATAGACTGGCCAACGGTCAGGATCCCCAACATAATAAACTAATATAGCAGTATCAGTTTTAAGCCAGTTCGCAGCGTCAACCATGTCAATACGGAATGACTCAACAGAATAGGCTTCATATTGAGAAAAAGCAAGAGGCTCAACGACATTGAGATAATCAAACAAGTCGTTTGTTCCTTGAGCTAAATAGTTAGACGTCTCATGTTGAAGTGGTCCAGTAGCAGCGAAGCGAAGATAGATATGATCACCAGCAGAAATAGCTTTGGTGGCAGTCATCGGGCCTAGAAGTAGTACCTCAGTATATTTCTCTTTCTCAACCTTATACTTCACAAAATGACGTAGAGGTATCATAAGAGAACTTTCAGAGTAAACGAGCACTTCTACACCATACTCCCCATCAAGCAGCAATGACTTCTTACCAATAAGATACTTAATATCATACGCCCCATACTTGTACTCCTGAGCAACACCATCAATTGCCGGGGTTATAATACCATCAAAAGCCACAGCACTGTAAGCAGTCCAGGGTTTGCCAGTATTCTGCAAATTCAGCGCTCCAATGATGGAGTCTACATAACCACTGTAAGTTTCAGGAGAAAGATTAAGAAGGGTTTTGACAACACGAGTCGCAGATTCATCAAATAAATCATAGCGATTGGTGCCAAGTCCTTGCCTAACTGGTTTAATTGCGACGGGCTCGCGTTCGACGAAAGTATTGTTTGAACGGTAGGGCTTAGATTGACTAACCATAGGAACGGGTTCCGCAGCCAGTCGTACATCGACCGGTGGAGCGTGCACATCTGAAATAGCAGAGTCAGCCGCTTCAGCATGCATGCCAGCAGAACAACCTCCCATATTAGTATTTTCAGTTGGCCCTGTGAAGGCACTAGTAACGGCATTAGTGCCCATCTCAATTAACTTAGGGGCGACCGTAGTCGCTACTGTACCCAGAATAGCTTCCATCTTATTGCTTAAACACAGTATTAATTGAGACCTAGTTTACGTCAGTCCATTCACTAAAATGGAATGGTATAGTATAAATAGAAGTTAACGCCGTACAAGCTTTTCTACGTGAAACACAATCAGGAGCATAACCTCGTCCCATACTAGAAGGCGAAAAAGCCGTGGAAGCACGCGCGAAGTCAACAAGGAAAGTATATATTACTTCCACATCGCCCTCATGCAATGCGTCCCGATACTTCAACAAAGTAGCCATCTTAGTAGTATGAATGGTTATTGGAGTTTTGATCAAAGACAACAAATCACGTACCGCCAACATCAATTCCTCCCGACGTTCATCAGTAGAAATACTTTTGGATAAAGTTTTGGCTGCTATGCGTGGTAAATCAAGATGTAAATCTTCGTCGCTTACCAAAAACCCAACGAACTCACCAATAGGATTATAGTCGATTTTAAGACGGTGGTAGCAATGCTTATTTGGCTCTAAACCACGGGCTTTGATTAAGCAGTCATCGCCTTGGAATAGCGCTAATTGTAACTCATCAAAATCAAAAGACATACCAATCAATCCAATCGTGTGCATTGTATTTGAAAACAACGTATCAGCTCGACCAGATTGAAATTGGTACTTCACCTTCATTTTGACGTCACCAGCGTCCATAGTCCAATCCACATTAGGTTTTTCCATAATATCCACTATTGAGTCCGGCACACCGCACTGAGTGTAAATCCACCTCATGAACATGTCCGTGGCTTCTGATTTACTAGTGTCCTGCTCGCTTATATCGCAAGAAGCGGTAGTAACCGCCGTACTCATTTCTTTTGTATCGATGAGCCTTGAAC